TACATGGAATAAACTAATACCAGAGGTGCCAATTTGAGTGACAAGCTATCAATTCAAAATGAGATGCGCGAATTTGATTTGAAGAATCGCGAGTTCTACGATGAGCTCACTGACGAAGAACGCAAGAAGTTTTCAAATTATCTCATGCTACGTTGGGGCAGCTCGGTGCAGGGGTCTCGTGAACTACAAGAATTTTACTTGATAGCCACAAACGAAAGACTCAATCGCCACTTCTTTGCCATAAATCGTCATCCCAAGTTACAATGGCTGTGTGCCACTGCAGTGAGCCCAGGACTGGGTGCGCATCGCCATCAATGGATCGCTCCCAAGAAAAAAGAAGGTTCCGCAGGGGCTGGTACTAAGAAAAAACAAATCTTAAACCTGTTCCCCAACATGAAACTCAGTGACGCCGACGTGCTGAGTGAACTAATCACGCAAAAGGAACTTGATGTATATCAGCGAGAGCTGGGCAATGACAAGTGAAGTAAAGCATCAATGTCGTTATTGTGAGAAAGAATTCCGTAAAGAATCAAGTCTTGCGGTACATCTTTGTGAACAAAAACAACGTTGGCAGCAGGAAACAGAAACAGGTGTGCAGTTTGGTCTTAGAGCATACTTACAATTTTATGAAACCACACAGGGCAGCGCCAGGCTGAAATCATATGCAGACTTTGTTAACAGTCCTTATTATCGGGCTTTCGTTCGTTACGGTAGACATTTGGTTGCTATTCGCGTTATCAATAGCAACAGTTTTACTGCATGGCTCCTGAAGAATAACAAGAAGTTAGACCAATGGCACAAGGACAGCTTTTACGAAGAGTGGTTGCTGGAATACGTCAAACGCGAAGCGCCACAAGACGCACTGGAACGTGCATTACGGGAGATGCAAGACTATGCTGATGGAAATAGTGGGCTCGCTAGTTATAATGATTATTTTCGCTATGGCAATGCTAATCGTATTTGCCATCACATTAGCACCGGTCGTGTTAGCCCTTGGATTGTTTACAATTGCGATAGTGGTGTTGAATGGCTTGATGGCCTTGGTCCTGAACACCTGGGTATGGTTATTAGTTGGATTGATCCTGATCATTGGAATCATCGCTTCCATGATTACCCCGCTGACGTAGAGTGGTGTCGCCATATATTGAAAGAAGCCGGACTATGAATATCTGTGTTGACACCCAACGTCAAGACTATCTTGGACTAGAAGTTTTTGATTATCTTGTGGGTTACTGGCAATATGTCAGTGACTATCAACACACACCAGCAGTTGTTTTTGCCAGGCCACAGCCCAACAGTTATAACATTTTGTTCTTGCACATGCCTACCGCTGTGCCTGACGATTTAGATCAATACGATCTCGTATTATTAGACAACGGCGATGAACCGTTTGGACGCGGCACAGCAGCAATGTATCAGATTCTAGACACTGTATCACATTCAAGATTGCTCTGTAATAGTATACTCGCCGATGATCACATCATGAAGCATCGTACAATCAACAGTAGTATTATGTGGGGTATACATAGACGTTACTACACAGACCCAACGTTTCCACAACAATATGAACTCAATCGCAGCAGTGAAAAGAATTCAATAGTTTTTATCAATGGGCGCAACAGCTCCAGTCGACGATATTGGACTGAAGTTTTGCAACATTACGTGCCGGAAATACCACATCATAATGATTTACATTGTGGCATCACAAATGAAACATATCAGTGTTGGCATGAATCAGCAGAAGATACTGAATTTAGACAAACAGTCAATCAAAAATACACCACTGATGCAGTCAACTTGACACCTCCAGAACAAAGATGGCCACCATTGCCAGCCGGGGTCAATGGCAGAGCTGGTGCAACTTTATTTGAAGATCAATTTATCAATGCGTTCCGGGAACACAAAACAATCATTTATCCTGAATCACCCTGGCAGAATTCTCAGATCAGTTTAAATGAAAAATCACTCAAATGCTTTTTACATCAGAAATTTGCGATGCCTGTGAGCGGTGCTTTTACTCATCAATTGTATACAGACATTGGATTCAAAACAGCCTGGCATTTGTTGCCACCAAAACATCAGAATTTTGACAGTATAGAAAATCATTTTGATAGATATTTGCTGCAAGCTCGGGCCATTCGATGGCTATGGGAGAATCCTGAAGTGTTTGAGACCGCCCAAGCTCGGGCAATGTTGATTGACAATCAAGTGCAATGTATGTTAGTATCAAGTCAAGCCGGAAGAGAACTCTACGATATCATCAATGAAAACTCCTGACATTGACATTGACTTTGCAGATCGCACTCAAATTCTGCAGTTAATTAAATCCACAGCAGCACGCCAGACAAATCAAGGCGAAGTTCGTCGTCATAACTCGGGCGTATATGTCACTGACATTCCTTGGGATCCTGTGAATCAATGTGCTGCAATTGACTATCACGCGGCCGAACAGCGTGGATATTTTAAATTAGATTTGCTGAATATGTCGGTGTATCAAGGCATTCGTGACGCAGCACATTATGATCAACTGCTGGCCACTGCACCACCCTGGACAAGATTACAAGATCCTGCATTTGTAGAACGTGTGGTACATATTGGCAATCATTATGATTTGTTACAGCGCATGCCTGATCCTGTTGACAGCATACCAAGAATGGCCATGTTCCTGGCTGTAATCCGCCCGGGAAAGCGACACTTGGTTGGGAGAAGTTGGCAAGATATTGCAGCCACAGTGTGGGATACTGCTGCTGATGGATACAGCTTCAAAAAAGCACATGCAGTGAGCTATGCAGTATTGGTGACACTACATATGAATTTAATCAACCTTGCGGACCAAGGTAATTGATTTTCGCTTGGATTTCTTCTTGGCAATGTCACTCAAGCTGCATATGGGTCCGTGAACAATCTCTAGATCCCTGTTGATAAACGTGCGCAAGCTGGGGCGAAACTCATCCCAGTCTCCGCGTAAGAATATATTGATAGGGATTGATCTGTTGCTTTCCCACCACCAAACGTTGGCCAGATCCAGAAACTTTTGTTTCTGAAGAGTATCCACTAGACTACCGAAGTCATAGATGGTTGTAATGGTATCATCGCGATTTTGAATTATACCCACATACTCGTTGTTTGCGTACACGCACAACGTGATAAACGGATATTTTTCAGCTAATTTTGTAAAAAAGTCACTGCCCATAAATATTATTTGGAGATTCTTATGTATTCAACCACGGCGTATTTATATCAACAGCGTTACCCGATTTTATTGATTGACACCAGTGGTGCTTATTTCACAGCGAGGTGGGATCCAGTGTATTCAAAACCTATTACTCTCAACAAGGGAGTTGACAATGTACTCTTGTTTGAGTTTGTCAATCAAGATCAGAAGCCAGTTAATATCACAGGCAGTACTTTTACGTTTAGACTTATCAGTCAAAACGGCCGTACACTTATGTTGTCATCTGACTCGGAGATATTGAGTGCTACTTACGGTAGACTTAAAGTGCTTATTGAATCTCAAGACTTAGATCAAATTGATGCACAGCCCTGTAGCTATAGCATTGAACGTTATTCAGGTGGACGGCACACTGCGGCTTTTGTTGATGAAGGCGCAAATGGACGTGGGCAAGCAGTGATTCTTGATTCCACATTCCCTCAATTTACACCAAGTCAATTGGTAACAGTGCCTTCAATATACGGCGCACCTGACTATCCCAGTCAACAACCGTACTCGTCCCGCCCAGATTGGGCATTACCAGTGCAGTCGCCACCAATATCAACTGCTGAAAATTACAGTAGTTATGTCAACGGAAATGATTCGGGTGTGGGCACATTCATATTAGATCTCAACACATTCACAGGCAACATCAAAGTACAAGGTGCTGAAACCTATGAAAGTGCCTGGTATGATGTCACCGACAGTCAATCCTTCTATGCCAACAGCAGCAATATTGCTATCACTGCCTTGGGCTATCACAATCTTTTACGAGTGGCCATAAATCAATATGGCGGTGCCGTTGGTGCTACAGTAGCATTGGCCAACGCCACAGTGGTCAGTGGCACTGTCACTGCCATTAATTTACAAAATGCAGGCGCGGGGTATCTAGCTGAACCATTGGTGGTAATTTCCGGAGCAGGCACCGGGGCAACTGCGGTAGCCACGATCAACAACAGCGGAACTATTACCAACATCACTGTGACCAACGGTGGCTCAGGATATAGTCCACTGCCACCAAGTCAGATTGCAGCTCAAGTGACAATTGTTCCGGGATTGATAGAAAGCATAACCTTTCGTTGACAGTGATGTTTGATCGCATTGCGGTGTTTGGGGATAGTTGGGCTTGGGGAGACGAATTAGTTGATCCTAGTTGTCCTGATCTAAAACCTTATTCTGTGGAAAATACCAGTTATAGAGAATCTCACTGCTTTGCTGGCGTCATTGCACAACATTACAATATTCCAGTGGAAAATTTTGCCATCCCCGGTGGCAGTCTTCAGAGCACAATTTGGAATTATATTTGGTGGCACCAACATCGCAATAGTCACCAATCAACTCTGATTTTAGTTGGACTCACTGATGCCGGGCGAATGAGTTATTACAACCCCGATCATGTTGTCTACCCCAATGATCCGCCCTGGAATAGATATGTACACAGTGCTTGGATACATGCACCTGAATGTTACACAGACGATTGGGTTGCTATGGTCAAAAGTAATATTGGATTGTCTAGCAGCCGGCAAGCCAATTTAATGAATTATTTACAGGCGGTGCTGTTCTTTGATGGGCAACCAAATGTCATACAGTTCAACACCATCAACACTTTATCAATTGATGCACCAAAGTCATTGCTTTGGCCCAACCAAAGTCTTAGATCAATCTTGTCAGCACACAACAACTGTTGGGCACCCAAAAAACATCCCAATGAGCAGGGTCACCAGATCATCGCTGATCTCTTGATTTCGCACATAGAATCGTCTATAATACAAGGATGATTGATGTTGTATCTTATTTGCCCGCACGCCGAAAACAAACAGCCTCAGGTTGGATAAGTTTCAACGCAGTGTGCTGTCAGCACAACGGCAACACTGCTGATCGTCGGCAACGTGGCGGCGTCAAGACATCAGATCAAGGGTGGAGCTATCATTGTTTCAACTGTGGATATACTGCCAGCTTTATAATTGGTCGCAATGTCAGTTTAAAAGCTCGACGACTGTTGACATGGTTAAACGTCCCCGAAGAAGAAATTGAGCGTATAAATCTTGAGAGCTTAAAGCATCGCAGCATTGAAGGTATAATAAATGATCGACAACGTGTGTATGGTCAGTTGGCTGATATTAAGTTTGATGAAACTGATTTGCCCACGCACACTGAATTTTTAGACAATCCTGACTGTGAAGAATATCAGTATCTAGTGCGTCGTTGTGCGCCAATGGACTATCCTTATATGATTATCTGGAATGGCGATTCCAGCAAACAACATTATACAAGAAATGGGGTAGTAATCCCATTTACCTATGACAATGTTGTTGTGGGCTATACTATACGATTCTTAGATGATCGTATGCCCAAGTATATCAACAACATGCAGCCTGGATATGTGTTTGGCACAGACTTGCAAAAACACAACTGGCAGTATGCCATAGTGTGTGAAGGTATATTTGATGCCCTGAGTATCTCTGGCTTGGCAGTGATGCACAACGAGATCAATGATGCACAAGTACGATTAATTAGAAGCCTTGGCAAAGAAATCATTGTAGTGCCTGATCAAGATCGAGCCGGAGTTGGATTAATTGATCGTGCCATGGAGCTGGGTTGGAGTGTGAGCATACCCAACTGGCCCGACGGTGTCAAAGACATCAATGATGCTGTGATAAGACTGGGAAAGTTAACCGCGTTGATGACTATAATGCAAGCTCAACAAACCAGCCGTATTAAAATTGAATTAAGCAAGAAACAATTAATGAAGAAATTGGATAATGGATCAAAAACACAAAATAGTGGTCTGTAACCTTCCTAGATTTTCCGATGACATCTGGTTACCGGTGCTCTGGGCCAGTGCCAAAACATATTATGAACGCAATGGTGCCCACTGTGATCAATGGGAGTGGATACTACCTTATTTTGACATGTATGATGTTGACAACGAAGCCCGTATCAAAGAATTGTTTTTAGAGCATCAGCCTGATATATTTGCAATGAGCTTGTATGTTTGGAATTATAGACTAAGTTTGCGCATTGCTGCTTGGATCAAAGAAGTTGCGCCCCGGTGTATTGTTATAACTGGAGGACCACATCAAAACTTCAAACATGACGTTGAGTGGTTTCGTCGGCACCCTTATATTGATGCCAGTTTGCCCGGAGAATGTTATGGCGAACTTTGCTTTCAAGAAATGTTAGACAATTATCATGATGGTGCAATTGACTGGGCACAGGTCACTGACATACGATATCCCCGTGGGCAATCACGTTTGATTGCTGCAAGTTCAAAGACTATGCAACGCGACAACAAAAAAGATTTTGATTATAATTGGGCAGCATTTTCCAGCCAATACGATGGGATATCCAAGTTTATTGAATACAAAAATCAAGTATCTCCCCGCAGCAGATTAATGAGCATCCTTGAGACCACACGCGGTTGTCCGTATGGATGCACTTACTGTGACTGGGGCGGTGGCATTGCTACAACAGTGATAAAGAAAAATGTAGACAGAGTCAAACAAGATGTCAGTGCCCTGGCTTCGTTGAATCTACACATGTTGTATCTAGCTGATGCTAACTTTGGCATCTATGGAGAGCGAGATATAGAAATTATCAAATACATTGCCAATTTTGATTTCAAAGTATTCTATGGTGGGTTTGCTAAAACTGTAAATCGCTTAGACGATGTGCGCCGCATTGTGGAAATAGATTTAGAACATCATCTCAGTCATCATGATGAAATTAAAATTAGTATACAGAGTCTTGATCCCGTGGTGTTAAAGAACATAGACAGGATCAACATTCCCTATAATCAGCAGATTGAGACATTTGAACCAATTGCACGACACAGAAAAATTCCCATGTACGGAGAAATAATTCTAGGATTACCGGGTATCACAGTGGATAAGTTTTATCATGAGCTCTCAGTATTTGCCAAAGACAAACTTTCCATTCAATGGTATCCTTGGTTATTGCTGCCCGAAGCTCCGGCCTATGCTGCAGACTATCGTCGGCAATTTGGTATTGAAACTATCAGCAAACAAAATGGTTGGTTCTATGATGAAACTGGCGCAGAGTATGAAGTAGTAATCAAAACTAATTCCTACACGCAGAAACAATATCTACAGATGTTGTTGAGCACTAGTTTTTATAACTTGGTCGTTCAGGGTGGCTATTACCGTCGCACCTTCCAGTGGATACAGCAACATCATGCCAGGAGTTTTGGCAGTCTTGTACAATCCATTTACGAAAACTTTTTCGTCACAACACTATTTTACCAACAGGTGCAGCAACAATGGGATCAGATTGTCAGTGATGACATCACAATGTGTGGGTTTGACATAGACAAATCAAAAATATATGGCAGTTGGTACTTTGTGGCGTTGGCCTTTGCGGAACACAGCAGATTCACCCAACCCCTGATGCGCTGGTTGCAATCACAGTACAATGTGCCGTATAATGTAGTTGCAAAAGACAATGAATCAGCCATGCATTGTGACAATTTCCAAACTCACAGTTGGCGCGGATTATCAATGTACGACTATCGGAAAAATATAAAGACCACAGACATTGATGGAGTAATCAAATTATTCATGCTATATAGACACTCAGGAGAGATTTTTCAAGCACAGAGATATATCTTGGGCGCGATACCAACACTATGATAAAAGATTATAACATAGATGTACAGAAGTTATTTTTGGAAATGATGCTGGAGGATGCACAGAGCTATGTTCGCGTTCAAAACATCTACAATCCACAGAACTTTGATCGTAGTTTAAGACCCGCAGCCGAGTTTATTAAAGAACACAGCGACCAACACAAGACTCTGCCAGACCGCACACAGATAGCAGCCACAACAGGTATTCAACTGCAGCCCATTGATGATCTCAACGAGGGCCACTTTGAATGGTTCATGTCAGAGTTTGAAGCATTTACCCGACGTCAGGAACTGGAACGTGCTATATTGAAAGCCGCAGACTTGTTGGAAAAGGGCGACTATGATCCCGTGGAGAAACTCATAAAGGATGCTGTACAGATTAGCCTGACCAAAGACATGGGCACAGACTATTTTGATGATCCCACAGGTCGTATCAATAGATATTTCAACAGCGGTGGACAGGTATCAACAGGTTGGCCACAGATGGATCGCTTGCTGTATGGTGGATTCAGCAGGGGCGAATTAAACATCTTTGCCGGTGGATCAGGATCAGGTAAGTCGCTAGTGATGATGAACATTGCCTTGAACTGGTTACAGTCCGGACTCAGTGGTGTTTACATTACGCTGGAACTCTCGGAAGAACTCACATCACTGAGAACTGATGCTATGTTGACTGGTATGAGTACCAAGGACATACGCCGTGATGTTGACACCACAACACTCAAAGTCAAATTAGTGAGTAAAAAGTCCGGACAGTATCGAGTCAAGGGCATGCCAGCGCAGAGCAATGTCAATGACATACGCAGTTATCTCAAAGAAGTACAGATACAAACAGGCATACGTGTGGACTTTATGATGATTGACTACTTGGACTTGCTGATGCCGGTGAGTGCCAAGGTCAGTCCCAATGATTTGTTTGTCAAGGACAAGTATGTGAGTGAGGAACTACGTAACTTGGCCAAAGAGCTGGGCATACTAATGGTCACAGCGTCACAGTTGAATCGTTCGGCAGTGGAAGAAATTGAATTTGATCACAGTCATATCAGCGGTGGTATATCTAAGATCAACACAGCAGATAATGTGTTTGGTATCTTTACAAGTCGTGCAATGAAAGAGCGTGGCAAGTATCAGATACAATGTATGAAGTCGCGTAGTAGTACTGGCGTGGGACAAAAGATTGACTTAGACTACAACATTGAAACCATGCGTATCACTGATCCTGGCATTGATGATGCTGCAGCCAGTGCATTCCGCAAGCCCAGTGCCATCATGGATTCAATCAAAGCTCGCAGCACAGTGGCCGACAGTGACGAAGAAACTAAATCATCGCCACCAATGATTCGTGCGCAGCCAAAAGCGGATACTCCGCGCATTGATGCTGATGTGCAGAGTGCAAAACTCAAACAATTGTTGGGTAAAATCAAAAGCGGCTGATGCTTGACTATCAACTAATACAACAAAACTCTGAAACAGCAGCACAGGCTTTGAGGTCATTGTGGCCTACTCCTTCACCTGATCTCTGGCATGTTCAGAACTTTTGTGACGACGCAGCCTGGTTAAAACTTCAACAGTATATTGCCACAAGAGATGAATCAGCCTGGCAGCCGGTGCCCTGGCAGGAAAATTTACCAAGACGTAAGATAACTTGGGAAATGGATTCCGTCGTTGAAGAACTGCACGAAGTCTGCAGCAACAACACACAGTTAATTGCCGAGCGATTTGGCATGCCCCTGCATTTTCATGGCATACAGATTTGGCGTGACGCCCCAGGTTATCAGATACAAGAACACACTGACAATCCCATTATTGATGTTGCAGTGCAGATTTATCTTTTTGATGCCCCGGCACATTGTGGCACAACATTCTTTGTCAATGCCACAGGAGATGAGATCAGCTATGTCATCCCGCATCACCACAACACTGGCTATGTTTCCGTGAACCACAGTGTGCCACATTGCAGTACCATTGCAGTACCTGAGGGAGTGCTACGTTACAGTTTCTATGCACATTGGAGTCAATTACCCAAGCAGTAATCCTGCAATGCCCACTACTCCGGAATGATCGTGTGCCACATGAATCACTTTGCTGGCGCGAAGATCATGTTGCTCACACACCGCGTAATGTTGATTTCCATATTGTTCCCAGGCATAATCCCTTGATAGATTCGTTAGAATATAATGTCCACAAGAAATAGCAGCTTCATTGGCATAACCCTGATAATGATTGAACACAGTCACGGAGTCCATGGTTCGTTGCCGACTCCATCTTATTCCAATTCTATTCCATTCCATGCTGTACTTGCTGAAGCTCATGGCAAATGATTTGATATTGGGATGGCCAAGATCCAATTCAATATCACGACACACTGGAATCCAGGCCATGTCCACATGTATGTCTATGTTCTTTTGTTCGCACTCTTTTAATACAGCCAGCCAATCCGGGCGTATGTCAGTGTATTGCCAGTTGGGCAAACTCACTATCAATGGTGTATTTTCACGCAGCGACCCCGGTGCAGTGGGCACAATGCCCATGAAAGTATAATAATTGTAGTCACCGGGCAGGACCTGTATATTTTTGCCGTATTTGATCAATAAAGAATCAATGAAATGAGTGCAGCCTAAAATGGTATCCACGCAAGGAAATTGCTCAGTGCCAACAATGGTGTTTATTTTAGTGGACAAGAACCATCGGACAGCAGCAGATTCAAATTCAGCTTTGCTGATCCGCGGCTGTGGCTGTGAGAACCAACGGTGACGAATATTCTGAAGAAATTCGTCATTGAGTTGATAGAGAGTTGTTGTGGGAGCAGTCATAATGATACAATATTTAATTAGTAAATGTACGTATATTAAATAATCCCAAGTTACAGAGTAAACCAAATTAACAATAAATAATTCAAAG